ACCCCCCCCCTACCAGCTCGCCATACTCAGCATGTTCAAATGTATAGGGAATAAAAGTACAGCTCGTCGATGCCCCCCGGTACAGGGTAGACGCGCGTCCGGGCAGCTGCGCTAAGCCAGAGGACAAAAGCCAGTGACTTTAACAGTGGGTCGATTCTGGCTTTCCTGTATGATTTCAACTACTTACCTATAACTAAGCCCTAGCCTAAGCCCTAACACGGTAGCCTAAACGCTAGACTAGTCTATCCAGGCCGAGCAGTACCCCATTCACTAAGCTGAATGCATGACTGCTCTACAATTCCCTTACAGGGAAATCGATATAAGGGGCAAATCTACCCCTACCCAAAAGGCACACTGCTCTGCAGCTCCTGGCGGAATCGCTGTACTGCTCTGGGTTGCTGTCCGCGTTTATAATCAAATCAAAAATGCAGAGCAGTACAACGGTTTAGAAACTACCTGCTATCCCTGTTCACCTACAGGGATGGATACGTGTATCCTCTCTGTGTGCCTGTTGATTAATAGACATCCCTAGCGGGGTCGACATTAGGACGCAGTGTTCTTTGACAATGAAAAATAGTGAAGACTGTTAGTAGCAATTACTAACCGAGCAGCGCGCAGATACCCTCTGTGTTGACACGTTAGGTGCGTCATGGATTCACCTCGTAACATAGCATTGGGAGCGCGCTCGCTAACATCGGCAGACAAGACATATCAGCGAAAGAAACGCTACGGCGTATCGCTTTCGAGTCTAGAATCATTCAGGCGAATAGGGCGCTAGCCCGGTCCCCTTGGGGACAGTAGTCGATTCGAGGCCCTTGTCACTGGAATAGGTGACCTTGTAAGCGCAAACGCAGTCGGAACTACTGGGGCGAAAGCCCTGCAATATCGAGTCCCTATCGCCATGTAACGTAGTAAGCGATAGGGACTGCTAGCAGCCTTCTTAGACCGGCGACGGATTACAACTAGGAGAGTGTGACAGTGCGTTAGTGCTGTCGGCGGTAATTGCCACGCGAGGCAATTCGGCGGGATTGATTGTCCCCCCGGAAGTAACAAGCAATTTTTCCAGTCTTTTACCTGTTATCGACCGTCAATCCTTCGGGACTGGCGGTCGGTAGCAGTCTCCATCCCTTGCACTAAGTGTATCGGATTTTTGCCCGTTCCATTGTGGAGCTGGCTAACTGTCGATTAATCGACACTATTGGAGTGAGTAAAATGGCTATGAAAACTGAAATAAAGACTACCGCCGATGTCGTCGCCGGCCTTCAAACGGTCGCTGATAACCACGGCGTTGACGCTGACATTCTGGTCGCGAACGGTCGTAACCGACGGCACACCTTGACTCCGGTTATCGTGCATGCCCGAGGGACTACCGGCGCATCGGAGTGGGAGGGTCGTGGAGCCTCTGGCCGACGTGGCGTGATTATCGTCGCATCGCAGGTGCTCCGGCAGTACAACGTGACTGAGATCGACGCTTTGATTCAGGCAGCTGGCATTGTGCTGGGTGTACTTGAGTCGGGTGATGAGGAAGCTATCAAGGCTCTCGGATCTCTCGCCAAGGGCAACATGCCCAAGGGTGGCAAGGGTATCTCGCCTCTGTTGGCCGACAACGGTCTTCGGTTCGCGAGTGCTGATGAGGCTCGCGGACTGGCTAAGGGTAGTCAACGTGACAACCTGCGCTTCGCGAACATCGGCAAGGTGGCCGCGAAGTGCGGGGCCATCATCGAGGCTATCAAGTCTAGCTACCACGGTTGCACTGAGGTCGACAAGGACGGGAACGAACTTCCTGCTTTCGAAGTCAACAATGCTGACGCCGCTGCTGCAGCTGAGCGTGAGGCCACGCGCCTTGCGAATGAGGCACTCGTTGTTGAGTACAAGGCCAAGGGCTTGGTCAAGGTGAACGGTATGTGGATGGCAGCATCCCACGCCAAGATCCTTGCTCCCATGTTCAAGGAACGCGTCGACAAGGACGCTCTGAACGAGTTGAAGGCTTACCAGCGCGGTCTGGTGCTCAGCCAGTACGTCAACGCCAAGGTCAAGGCCGCCACCGTGCGCGCCGAGGCTAAGGTCGAGACTGCAACCGCCAAGGTCGCTTAGTCTGTAATTAGGGGCGGACTGTCGATTAATCGACAGTCCGCCAGGAAGGAATGAACCCGATGCTTTTAGTGCAACGGATGGAGATGAGGATTGGAAAATAGGTGCTCTTCTCACTTGAACCCATGACTGCCAACTGGCAGAGAAGGAAGTGAGATGAGGATTGTATTGGGAAGAGTGGTCATAGTGGATGGGGCCGCGTTCGAACCATCGGCAACCGAGGATCAACTGTTGACCATCTGTCGAGAGGTGTCCTCCGCCGCCAGTGGGCGAGGCTATCGACTGGGCGCGATCAACGCCGTTGCTCAGGTCGTGGACGCGGACTCCCGCGAGGCGTCGTTCGAACTATCGGCAACCGTAGCGGACATGCTTGTTCGCTGGAGTGGTGCGCGCAAGGCGTCCCCGCTCCCGGTGTTCGTCCGAGAGTTGATCAATCAGTGGAAGTGAGACCGCGAATCCGTGGGCTGTAAGGCTCATGGGTTCAAGTGAGCGGAGCGCCGACTTGAGAGGGGTGAGCGCCAGCTCCTGGCTGAACCATCGCCCAAGACTACGTGCGAGCGGGGAGCTCCGCCCGCCTGGAGGGGAACCTCCAAGCTGAGGGGGAATCCCCCTAAACGGACTCGAGATCCCCCCAAGGGGGTAGTCCGTCTTGAGACACCAAGTGTCGATTAATCGACAGTTTGGATGTGTCGATTAATCAACAGTTTGATTCGTTGAACTGTTGATTAATCAACAGATTCATACCTGAGCAATCAAGTGAGGGTGTTGAGAGGAGAGAGTGACATGGGAAATAGGTTTGAAGATCGACCTGAAAACAAGGTCGGGTTTGCGTGGGGCGGGCAACTGTCCGAGGCGTTGGCACTTGCTGACGTGTCGTCGTTGAGCGGCTCACGCAATCGACATTCGTCGTCCAGGCCGCGCCTCAAGAGGAGCGAAACGACGACGAGAATCGAGACGACTCGGGTCACAAGCCCGGACGGATCGACGGTGTTACGTGAGCGAATGGTCACCATCCAGCTTGTTCACACGAACAAGACGGACGAGATCGAGAGGCTCACCGCTAACGGATGGGCCTTCCCCGATTCTGAGGAAGTGGTGACTGTCGATTAATCAACACTTTGAATGAGTAGAACGCAGCCCGTGGAGAGAGGTCTTCACGGGCTGACTTGTGTTCATTCCGAATACAGGAAGGAGGTCGTCATGACACTGGCACAAGCGAACATCGAGATACGAGAGAGGCTGCGAACAAGGAGACGCAGCGACAAAACCCTCTTGCCTTATCGAGCACGACGACCCCGAGAGGACTACCCGCCATACATCAAGACCGACTCTGACCACGATCCTGTGCCGACAGAGGAGGACACCAACAACAAGCCCAGCACTGGGCAGAGAGGAGGATGAGATGAAGTATAGGAGATACACATTCAGGAAGCTTCGGAGGCTCGCGGTGATCTGTCTGAAAAGGCTGGTCCCGTTCAAGGGGCGCGTCGGCTGGGAGTTCCAGGTTGGGGCGCTCGTCGTCCTCCTCTGGCACAAGGACGCACGTCGCCCCAATGGACAGTCCCGGCTTGCCCTGTGGCTCGACCCACACTGGCGTGATTTTAGGCTTATCCGTGGCTAGAGATTCCGGGGCAATTCCGCCCCAACCAACTGTCGATTAATCGACGGGAGGAGAGTGAGGATGAGAGATTCGATTGAAGCTCAACGCTGCAAGGACTGCGGCACTGAGTTCTATCTGTCGCCGGAAGAGGATGTCTGCATTGACTGCATCGTTGGCTCGATGACCGCTGAGTACAGCGGTGGGTACACCACCATCACGCTGAGCAACGACACCTGGAGGGCGGTCTGGAACTTCATTGTTTATGCGCTGGAGATAATCCAGATGAACAAGGGGCTCCACCACAACCTGCCGAGCTGGCACGAGCCAGACGAGGAGGAGATCAAAACGGTCAGCACCTTTCAAAGGGTGTTGGTTTCAATGTTAACGAGGCCCAGCGATGGGCAGAGGGGAGAGTGAGATGAGTGAAGAGGCAATCAAGAAGTTCCGCCTGGACTGCATTGAGTCCATGGTCGGGAACACCTGCGACAACATTTACGATACGGGCAACAGCGTTATAGGGATGACCATCCCTGACGTTGCCAGCTACTACCTAGTCAATGCGTCCTACTACGAAGGGGACCTGGAGGACGTGGCTAACGAACTCTCAATGACCGCCGAGATTTGTGGCGACAGCGGCGACCACGGGTTGAGCGACGAGGATCTCAAGGTCGCGAGTAGTTGGGACGACGAGGACATCAAGAACGAGGTCGTTCATGTCCTGCGCCAGATGACCGGGAGGCCAACAGCTCGAGACCTGTTGCTTCGGTGCTGTGATGTCATCGAGGGACTGTTCGACGACGCCTGTCCTTGGCCCGAGATGAGTGAACTCATGGAAGACATCTACAAACACCTAGGGCAACCGTCCGTCACTAGTGAAGGAGAGTGAGATGAATACATACACAATCACCATGCTGGTCAGCAAGGAGGGCGGGACGCACACGGTCGGAGCTGTGCCTGAAAGGACAGTGATGGCTAGGAACTATGCGGAGGCGGTCGAGATGGTCTCGGAACTCGTCGAGAAGGATGGGTGGAAGGCTGAGAAGCCCCTCTTCGCCAGGAAACACAAGAAGGAGAGGGGGGAGTGAGATGGGATTCTTTTCATGGGACTGCAGGGAGTGTGGTCACCCGATGCTGTCTGAGTACGCAACGAACCACATCAACAACTGGATGAGGGATGTTGTTGTCGTTGAGCACGACGGGAACATCGTCAAGGGTGAGTACGACGGGTACGGCAGAGTCTTCTTCAACGGCGGTTGGGAAGGCCATGAGCTCAAGTACGGCCCATGGGTCGACAACAGCACATGCCTGAACGAGCCTGGGTGTTGGCACAAGGCGTGCTGGGAGTTGGCCGGCAAGCCGACCGACTACGAGCCATCAGCCATGTCCGACGATCAGGGGTTCTTCTTTGAGGATGAGCATGACATGGAGCAACCAACCGAGGAGGAAGTATGAGCAACCTATCGCCTGTTTGGGGGAACAATGAGGTCCAGTTTGCACGCTTGCTGTGTGAAATCGCAGCAGCCGAGGAGCTTCTAAACTGGCCCGAGATTCGGGACTCCATGAGTCTTGAAGATGAGGACCTGCACGAACTATTCGACCGAGCACGCATCGTTTGGGAAAAGGCAATGAAGGAGGAAGCATGAGCAAGGAAATCGTAAGCGTAAGCGAAACGATATACGGGTTCTCTCACTACTACACAGTCTTCTATGAGGACGGTAGTTGGGAGCACGTCTTTTACTACAGGGCAGAGTTTGAGCCCTTTATTGAGGAAGGAAAGTGAAATGGAAGAAGGAAGATACATAGGCACGAAGAGGCCTAGCTCATTGATAGCGGGGACCGCGCAGTTGCCAACCGACTGGCTGCCCGCAGCCAAGGCGATCCACAGGATTGCGGGCCACAAAGGAACACGCCCTTCGCTGCAGTACGCAGCAATTGAGTACCACGACGAGGTGTCGTTCTTGATTGGGACGGACGGTCACTGCGCCATTGTTGCGGAGTTGCCGCCAGTTGAGGGGCTGTCTGGAGAAGCCTTTGTCTCGGCAAGCTCCCTAGCCTCATGGATTAAGGCAAAGGGAAAGGCGGCTGATGTCCTTGAGTGGGAGGAGCCAGTGTTCCCAGATGTGCGAGCGCCATTTCCAGGGAGCAGGGCAGCTCAGGACGGGGAGGAGGTTGGGCTCAACATCGCACTCGTTCACCGGGTGATGACTGCAATTCGGGATGTTCGCGTGACGGGGAAGGGATCGGGGACGGAGCACCAGAGGTCCGCCTGGAGAGTCTCCACGAAGTTCGACCCCATCCACTTGAGGGCTGAGGGCAGGACTCTGAATGGGTCAGAGATTCTGCTTCAAGTGCTGATTATGCCGATGAGGCTCAGCTAACCGCCCAGCACTGGGCAGACAGGAGAGAGGTATGGGAATGAGCGATCACATCAAGACGTTGCGGGGCCTTGAGGGAAGCATTCGCTCCCTGAGCGTCCATGTATGGGAGTTGTCTGTCGACGACCCGGAGACCGCAACCGTCGAGAGCGAGCGAGCCGAAAGGCTTCGCGCGGCACTCGGTCCTGGAACTGAGAGGGATGAACTCGAGTTCATCCAATGCGCCCTATCCGGCTTGGCCTGCTGGGTGGAAGCGAGAGTCAATAACAGGCTAACGGAAGGAGAGTGAGATGTTTGGATTAGTACCACTGATGCCGGCGTATGGCCGGGACTACAAGGAGTTGGAGGAGGCGCAGGCTGACTTCGACAAGAACAAGGACTTCCGGACCCCGAGTGGTCCGTACACCAACAAGTCCGACCTCGAGAAGTTGCACCCGGACATGGAAGATATTCGGGTTCGCTTCGACGGGCTAACCGATACGGGGATGCTCCGTATCAAGGAAGGAGAGAGTGATGTCTGAGACCAAGGAAGCGCGGAAGAAACGCTGGAACAACTACGGAAAGAAGCACCTCGTAGGAAGGAAGATTGAGAGTGTGCGTTGGATGTCGGATGACGAGGCTGGCGACTGGTACGACCGACCCATCGTGATCCACCTGGACGACGGAACCCTCCTCTACCCGTCGAGGGACGACGAGGGGAACGACGGAGGCACCCTGCGCGGTCAAGGCCCCAAGGGGGAGAGCCTAGTCTTCCCCGTGAACGGAGGCTGACATGGTTACGTTCAACTTTTACACAGACCCTGGACATGGGTGGCTCGAGGTTCCCAAGCACCTGCTTGTTGAGCTGAGAATCCAATGGGACATCTCGTCCTACTCGTACATGAAAGACCACCTCGCCTACCTCGAGGAGGACTCCGATGCAGGGAGGTTCCTCCAGGCGTACAAGGCGAAGTACGAACGAAGCCCCTCGATTGAGGAGCACTACAAGGAGGTAACACCGATCCGAAACTACGAGCACTACCAAGCTGGTAGTGGCGGCGGAGATGAGACGGCGCACATCCGCGCATCAATGGCCTAAGGGCCGGAAGGAGAGAGGCGATGGGATACACACACTATTGGAAGCTACCGGAGATCGACAAGGAGACGTGGGCCAAGATTCAGGCTGCGTCTGAGGAGGTCGTCGCTGAGGTTCCAAACCTGCAGTTCGAGTTCAACGCAGTGGGACCGCCCCTGATTAACGAAGGGGCTATCCGGTTCAACGGGAAGGGTGAAGACGGACACGAGACGTTCTTCCTCGAGAGGGCGGATTGCGAGTTCAACTTCTGCAAGACCGCTCGCAAGCCATACGACGAGGCTGTCACTGCAGTGCTGTGCATTGTGGGACACCACCTGACCAAGGCCGGCGCGCTGAAGGACCCGTACTACATCAGCTCGGACGGGTACTTCTCGGATTGGACTGGGCGAGAGCTCGCAACAAAGGCGCTAGGCGAAGACCTAGCGTTCGCATTGGAGGACTAGGCGATGGGCTACTACATGTCACAAAACGACTGCGACTTCTTTATGAAGAAGGAGGACAAGGCAGCTGCACTCAAGGCAATCCAGGCGCTTGACCCAGACAATGGGCGTGGCGGCAGTTACGAGCCAGGAGGCAAGAGACAGAGTTGGTTCTCTTGGATAGACACCGACGAATACAAGAATGCAACGACGCTCGAGGAAGCAGTGGTTGCATGGAGATGGGAGTTGCAGGGGGCTGTCGGCGGGGACGTAACCGCCATCTGCTTTGACTGCGAAAAGCTCGGTGACGACGAGCACCTCTTTAGGGCCATCGCCCCGTTCGTTCGGGATGGCTCATGGATTGAGATTGAGGGAGAGGATGAGCGTTGGCGCTGGTGCTTTCACGGCGGCGAGCTCCACACAATCACACCGACTGTGATTTGGCCTGAAGTGGGCCAGGAAGGAGAAGGTAATGACCAAACAACTTGAGGGGCTTGAGATGCCCGAGGGACTGTGCCACTGCGGGAAGGCAGCAGCACAGACAATCGTAAACCTACTGAAGAAGGAGGACTCAACTTACACCGGAGGATGTCGGACCTTCTACTCCCCAAAGGAGTGGGCAGATAGGGGCGAACTGTATGGCCTTGGGTCAGTGCTGATCGTGGTCTACGACGGCGGAGAGGTCGGCCCATACTTCTCGCTTGACCACAGTTACCCGACCTACGCCCAGCACACCAAGATGTTCAAGGCTCTCGACAAGGCGGGCTTCTACCCCGAGGAGGCCTGTACCTGGTACGCCGCTGTGCATGCAAAGGAGGAAGCATGAGCAACCTACCCCCTGACTGGGGCAACCACTACGGCACCTGCATGGGCTGCGGAGGGAATTACCACGCTAGCGGTACGGAGCAGTGTGACTGTGAAGAGTGTGAGAGATGTGAGGAGATAACAGCGCCTGACAGCCTAGACGAGAAAGGAATATGTGACACCTGTTGGAAGGACTTCGGGACGTGCTGTCCTGGATGTAAGGAATGGACGCTCGATGCGAGCATGGAAGATGGGGCTTGCCCCAATTGCACTAACACTTTGGAAGGAGAAAGCGATGGGGATCGAAAACGAGAGAGTGCGTGAGGGAATCAAATCAATCGGCTTGGACCCGGATGACGCGAACCTGAAGGACCGGCTCAGATACACGAAGTCGGCAAGGCTTCGCACAATATTTGGCAAGAACTTCAAGATTCAAAAAGGCGAGGAGGAGGGAGTTCTAACTGCAGTGATGCACCTCTCTCCGTCAATTGAGTCTGGGTTCAACACCTGCCCGTTCGCTACCAGCTGCGCCAATGTCTGCATCAAGACGACTGGTCAGTTGGTGACGAACATGGCGAGGACTGCTCGAGTGAGCAAGACGCTGTTCTATCACCTCTTCCGAGAGGACTTCATGGAGCAGCTCAGGATGGAACTACATCAGCACATGTACTTGGCGAAGATCAAGGGCATGAAGCCTGCGGTCAGGCTGAACGGTACGAGTGACATCCTGTGGGAGAGGTCCGGAGTCATCGACGAGTTCCAGGACATCTACTGGTACGACTACACGAAGGTGCCTCTTGAGAAGCGGAGTCCCCCGCCGAACTACCACCTGACGTTCAGTCTCAGCGAGGGCCCGGAGTCTATGGGGAGGGCGGTGCGCTACCTCGAGGCGGGGCACAACGCTGCTGTTGTAGTGCAGACAGCGGCAGGCATGACAAGGACGACTGCGAAGGAGGCGTCCAGGCAGATTGTCGAGGCGGGTGTGTGGAAGGGGTTCCCCGTTGTCTCTGGCGACGAGGACGACATTCGGTTCTGGGATCCACCAGGGCACTGGGTGATTCTGCATGCCAAGGGTCCTGCCACAAAGAACACAACAGGGTTCGTTCAAAGGGTGGCTTTGAGCGATCTATTAACAGAACAAAGGGTTGACAAGACACAACCCTTTGTTGCATAATGATGGCAGTTAATTGTCAACTGAAAGGAGAGAGAAATGGGAGCTGACGTTTTCTTTACAAATGCGAGTGGCAAGACCGCTCAGGATGCTTTCGACGAGGCGGTTCGCCGGGCTCGGCACGACTACGGTCACGCCGGCTACACCGGGAGCATCGCGGAGAAGGATGGGTACGCGATGATCGCCGTGCCAGAGGGAGCGAAGGTGTCGTCGTTCGCAGACAGGCTGATCGACGAGTGCGACCCAAGGGTCGACGACAAGTGGGGTCCTGCCGGATGTATTCACATTGAAACTGACAGCGAATCAGGGATGAAGGATTTCCTGTTCTTTGGTTGGGCATCGAGCTAGTGCCGGCGACCGAGATTATTGGAAGGTTTGATGAGTTGTCTCCGCTAGAGGTTCAGTGCTTCTTGTCGGAGGGTTTTTATGTGACCTACGAAACGGGGGGCAGGGTTGTATTCATCTTCTGCCCAGGAATGCCCGAGGCGCAGGTTTTTCGCCACGTCAAGAAGCTTGATGGTGGCAAGTTCGCTGTCCGCAAAAGAGCGGCAGCATAGGAAGGAGAGAGAGATGGCAATGCAAAGGTTTGATAAGAAGAATGTTCAAGAGGTTTTGGATGCTTGCAAGGAGGCGCTTGAGCTCGTGGCTGAGGAGTACGGCGTGGTGCTGCAGCGGAAGCACTGCACCTACCAGTACAACGAGGTTCCGATAGCGTTCAAGCTCATCATCCCCGAGAGGGCTGATGATGGTAGCGCAGTTGCTCCCGAGGAGACGGAGTTCCGCAAGTACGCTAGTCGGTTTGGTCTTGATCCAAACTTCTACGGCGAGATGTTCAAGACATACGGCGGGGTCTACCGAGTCTCTGGCATCAAGCCAAAGAGCAGGAAGTACCCCGTGCTTGGAGAGAGGGTCACTGACGGGAAGGTCTTTAAGTTCCAGGCACAAGTTGTTTTGGATGGGATAGGTCGGAAGGAGGGAGCATGAGCAAGAAGAAGGAGTCCAAGAGCGTCTATCTCGCCCAACTAAACGTCTTCAACTACGATCTGACCGTCGTTGGCGAGACAGAGGAAGAGTGCGTCAAGGCGATGCGGAAGGAGTACCTCGCAGCGCGTAAGCGGCGTGGCGGGTATCCCAGAAACGACCAAGGCGAGCCCAGGACATTCCCCGACTACGCGGAGTATGCGGGGATGTCCGTAACAAAGATGCCGCTCGGCCATGTCGAGTGGCTCTAGGAAGGAGAGTGACATGGAGGTTCAGGACCAACCAACGGAAGAGATGTTGAGTGGATGGAGGGAGCGCATAGAGGACACCGACAGGGAGCGGGTCCTTAGAATGGACAAGGCTGACTGGCTTGACGCTGCTGTCGAGTATGCGGTCGAGCTCGGACTCAGCCTTGGGCTCACATATGAAGAGGCGTCCGCCTGGGCGGATAGGCCAGAGTTGTTTGGCTCACTGCTAGACGTAGTGGGTTGGTGGACATTCCACCAGGAAGGAGAGTGAGATGGATTGCTTAATGCTCGCGAAGAAGTTGATCGCCAATCAGATTAGGTTTGCCGATGAGAACGCTCAGTCGGTTGATATGGAGATTGAGGACCTTGAGGTGCGGCTGGCAAACGGCAGCGATCTCCATAGGAGGGAGAGGGACGAGATTGACAGTCGACTGAGTGTCTTAACCCTAAGGAGTTTCTACTGCCGGGGGCGGTCTGAGTCTATCTCCAAGGCGATGGAGATAGTCGAGTCCGCCCTTGTCGCTAGAGCCAGCGAAGAGAGGCGCACAAGCAGCGACGTGCTTGAGGCAATTGAATGGGCAAGGGAGGCCGGCTGGTCTCCAGACGAAGAGGAAGGAGTGAGGACATGATTGATTACTGCCCCAGCCAAGACTGGGATCGATACTGCCAGAGGAACGACTGGCCTGACCACATCTGCAATTTCTGCTACGCGGAGCTTCCAGAGAAGGACCCCGGCATCCCCAACCCGCTTGGGTTCATCGGCAATGGGCCGCTGGACTCCTGGTGGCAGAATGGTTTCTGCAGCGCAACCTGCACAGAGGCGTACAGCGATGACAACGGTTGGTCGAAGCACAACCTCATTTCCAGGGCTGTCGTCCGGGGGTTCGCCCGTAAGGAGGGGAAGACCATCCGCTCAGCGACCGACCTGTTCGACCACTACGGATGCACCGTAAAGGCAGGAGAGTCGGTGCCAAACGGTTTCCGGGCATCTGGCGGGTTCGACGCTGACGCGGCGCCAGGGAACAGGCCATGCACTCAGGCTGAGGCGGACGCCATGTCCCTTCGCAGCCTGAGAAGGACGTTCTTCAAGTACACAGCAGCAGGACTGCCGGTGGACTTTGAGACCAACGAGTTCGACCCTCGCGGGGCGTTCACGATCTACCCCTACTGCGAAGGAAGCGACGGCTTGGACTGCAACGGAGGCTACCGGGTGAGGTTGCCCTGCTCCGCTGCTGAACTGGACGCTGCTGAGAAGGAGGCGGAGGAGGAGTCGGCGGCTGAGTGGCGCCGCACTCATGGATGTGAGAAGTGCTGGGGTGGTCAGACCGTCTGCGATGAGTGGGGCAACGAGGCTGGCCCCGAGGACTACGGGATGCGCCCGGTAGATCCCGAATGCAAGTCATGTGATGGCGACGGCGTCGTCATCTAGGAAGGAGAGAGGACATGAAAACACTTGAACTGTTTGCTGGCGCAGGGGGCATGGCCCTTGGCTTTGGGTCAGAGGGCTTTGAACACGCAGCCCTAGTGGAGATTGATGAGAAGGCATGCAACACCCTGCGAGCTGCGTTCGGAGAGAAGCATGTAATCCAGGGAGACCTGTCTACGATGGACTTCTCTCCCTGGAAGGGCGTTGACGTGCTGACTGGCGGACCCCCCTGCCAGCCATACTCCAACGCAGGGAAGAAAGCTGGGAGGAAGGACGTTCGGGACGGGTTCCCTTGGTTCATACGAGCCATCAAGGAGACTGGCCCCCGATACTTCCTGGCAGAGAACGTAGCCGGCTTTGCACAGAAGAGGCACGTCGGCTACCGAGAGGAGATCCTCAAGGAGATAAAGAGCCTTGGGTATGGGGTGAAGTGGGAGCTCCTCAACTGTGCCGATTACGGCGTCCCACAGGCACGTAGAAGGGTTTTCATCATGGGGTGGAGGCTAGACCAGTCTGAGCCGTCCTGGCCCTCTAAGACGCACTACGACCCGCGTAAGGCGCCTGGACTCTTTGATGGAGACATCCCATGGGTAACCGCCGGCTCCGCCATTGGGATAAACGGTAAGGGCTTTCGAGTAGAGACGTTGGGCGGAAACCCAACGAAGCGAGACATGGCCGGCGAGGGGACTGGCTCAAGGTGGAAGGGTGAGCCTCCCTGGACAGAAGGCCCTGCCCACACTGTCAAGGGTGACGGATGGTCCCACCAGTGCCGACTGGTATCGGAAGATGGAGAGGTTCTCAAACCGCCCATCCCTTCCTATGCGAAGCGCCTCGCCAACAAGGACAGGTGGGCAGGCAACTCTCCCACCTCCCTTGACGAGGCAGCTCGCACAGTGCTGGCGTCCCACTACAACGGGCACGACAACTTGGTCCACGTCACTCTAAGAAGCCCAGCTCCTAGCGTTGACGAGGAGTGGAAGCGAAAGCACCCGCCGACCAAGATGGACTCTGCTGCAGGGACTGTCCTGGCGAGGCACCACTGCTGCAGCATCAACCTAGTAGACATCCCTGAGAACGTACTCGAGTGGATGGAGTCGGCCGCGCTGACCGTTCACACCGACCCAAGGCTAGGGGCTCGGGGGCACCACGATCCGAAGAAGTCATGCTCTCAGCTGATGACGTTCCGGGCGCCGTGGCAGTGGAGGGCTGCGTGGCAGAGCTTTCCTCCCGACTGGCCTTGGCAGGGGAGCCGCACTGCGGTGGATAAACAAATTGGAAATGCCGTTCCGCCGCTGATGGCGAAGCGGCTGGCAGAGCAAATCGCGAAAGCAGGAGGTGAGAGATGATTCGCGTTCTTTTGTCTGGAGGTATGGACTCGGCGGTGTGTCTTGCCTGGGCCATTCGACATCGGCTTCCGGTTGGCGGTCGGTATGACTCCGACCTGGATATTGTCGACGCTGTAGGCTTTCACTATGGACAGCGTCACGCAGAGAAGGAGTTAGAGGCGGCGAGGAGGATCGCCAGCACCTGTCGAACAAGGTTCAGGGTCCGCTCTTTAGATATTGGCGGCGAGTCTTCCCTTACTGGTTCCGGCGAGCTGTCTGGGCCTTCGGTAGTTGTCCCCGGAAGAAATCGCAAGATGCTGGAAGTAGCTGCGCTGATGCAGCCATTCCCTGACGCATTGGTGATCGGGGCTTGCGCTGACGATGCAGAGGTTTTTGAGGACTGCAGGCGAAGCACCCTTGACCAGATTGAACAGGACATAAGGGTTCCGATATTTAGCCCCCTTGTGGACCTAAGCAAGCGTGGTGTTGTTGACTTAGCAAGGCAAGTCCACGCAACCAGCTTAATTGTGATGTCTTGGTCCTGTTACGCAGGAGGAGATATGCCGTGTAGGGAATGCGATGCTTGTCTTGCGCGACAGCGAGGCATGAGATGATGTCAGCATACACATCCCGCTGCTCAGGGCTTACGCTTGAGGCCTTAAGGAGGGCAGGATGGAGGTTCATAATCGAGCCAAGTCAAAACTACAGAACGCCTTCGCCCCTTCCATACGGTCTAGACAACGGGGCGTGGGGCTGCCACACAAAGGGGCTACCTTTTAATGTCGCCGGCTTTGAGCGTGTGCTGCAGGACCACGGGCCAAACGCCGACTGGATAGTTCTTCCAGACATTGTTGGCGGAGGGCTCAAGTCTCTCAAGATGTCTGCGTCCTGGTTGCCGAGGCTCGAGTCCATCGGCAGGCCAATGCTCCTTCCTGTTCAGGACGGGATGGTTGCGGACGACGTTCGGTCCATGCTCTCAGAGCAGGTGGGCCTTTTCCTTGGCGGCTCAACCGACTGGAAGTTGGAGACCATGCCGATGTGGGGCGAATTAGCAAGGGAGCGTGGTTGCTATTTCCATGTGGCTCGAGTGAACAGCGTAAAGAGAATCAATCTCTGCCAGGACTCGGGAGCCGACAGTTTCGACGGATCCAGCCCCACTAGGTTCAGGAAAACACTTAGAGGTCTAGACCTTGGCCGAAGGCAGGGTCATTTTTGGAACAAACAAACAACACAGAAAGAAGGAGGATTGAAAGATGGCAAGAAGTAGAACTATCTCTGACGAACAAAAGGACCAGTTCCTAAGAGATTATGGCGAGGTAGGTAGCGCGGCTGCTTTAGCAGAGAAGTGGTCCATCTCGTACCAGACAGCGCTGTCCTACCTGAAGCGGTTCGGCGTACAGCTTCGGGTAGGGGCAAAGCCAAACGAAAACTACCACCCAAAGCTAGGCATATGGACAGATGTTCGTGTGGCAAAAGACCTTGGCATAACGCAACAATCCGTTGCTGAGGCAAGGGCAAGGCGAGGTATCGAGTCTCCTATGGCAAGGGCGCTTAGGATCATGGAGGAGGGTTGATGAGGTACTCGGTAGTTCGCTGCGACGAGTGTGGCAGAGACGAGTGGCTTATCTTCCCGAAGCGTTACCCTGACGGGTGGCAGAGAAAGCCTGTGAACGAGAGCGAGACTTGGGACCTGTGCGAACGCTGCACAGACCTGGCTCTAGCAAAAGAGAGTGCCAGGACGGTAGGAGAGAAGAACCGAGAGACGGTGGCTAACCTCCTTAAGTCCTGGCCTAGGCTCAACGACCAAGAGCTCGCTATCGAAGCGCTTCGCTGGGGCATACAAATCTCAGGCGAGACTGTGCGCCGGCACAGGATAGCTCTCGGAATACCGAGGGCTAGTGTTCGGAGGCGCGGCCTTACCGAGGAGGTGACCCTTCGCCCCATTGATGCGTAGGGTCCTTAAACCAACCGGAGCCGGGTGACCAGAAAGACATGCCGGTTCCGGTTGGGCCGTGCCTATTGGCTCTGACGATCAGCTCAACCTGAGAAGGTCTTGGGAAGCGCTCGTTGTAGTAGACCTCTCGATACACAAACACAACAGCGTCAGCGTCCTGCTCGACACGTCCTGAGCCGCGAATGTCGCTCATCAAAGGACGCTTGTCAGTTCGGTCCTCGCACTTCCTGTTCACCTGAACGAGAAGAAGGATGGGTATCTCGAGTTCCTCAGCGAGGCCCTTGAAGGTCTTGCTGGCCCTACCAATCTCTTCCTCCTCTGAGCGAGCTCCGTCCATCTCAAGCAACTGCAGGTAGTCGACTGCAGCTGCTCCGATGTCGAACTTCCTTTTGGCTTGCCTGATACTGGCGCAGACCTTGCGAACCGTTCGGGCCTTGTAGTCAAACATTAGGGGCACACCCTGCCATCCCTTGATGGTCTCCTCGAATCCAAGGGCGAACTTTGTGGAGTCCCTTGTCCGGATGTCCATGGTGGAGCTTAGGATGCGTCTAGCGAGGGCCTCCTTGCCCATCTCAGCGGAGCAGAACAGGGCCGGCCCGCTCTTCCTCGCTATGTTTGCCATAAGAGAGACGGCGAGCTGGGTCTTGCCCATCTTCGGCCTTCCTCCGATAACAATGAGGTGTCCTGGGCCCGCGAGGACAAAGCGGTCAAGGGCGAACAGGTCCCACTTGAGCTCTGTGTCCTTTGACTCTCCCGAGAGAACCATGGCTCGTTTGTTAGACCATTCCCTGATGATGTCTTCTACCGACTCGGGCTTTTCTTGAATGCCCATGTCTTTAGACGACTCGTTGAGTGCATTCTCCATGATTACCTGAAGGTGGTCTGCCCGATGCTCATCGTCGGCTGCCGCCTGGAGGACTTCTTTCGCGGCAAGCACCATGCGAGCCCTCCTGTTTGCTTCAAGGATGTTCTCCACGTACTGAGGGAGCAAGGCTAGTGACCCGCAAGAACTACTAAGGCTGGTTAGGAACGACAGCCCTCCGCAAGACTTAACGTCCCTTGGGTACCGCTCCGCTATAAAGCCCACCTCTGGGGGCCTGCCAGAGTCAACCTCAGCTGAGACCAATTCCCACACCTTGCGGTGGCTTGGTATGGAGAAGTGTTCTGCTGTTATCCCCAGCCCAACCGCTTCGTGAACTGCGTCACTTCCTGCGATGAACACTGCCCCCAGTACAGCTCTCTCTGAATGCTCCGAACTACCAATACTCACATCGACTCCCTTGATACCAACCAATTGATTACTTTTGCTTCTACTTCTGGCGACGGCTGAGCAAGTCCATACTCACCCATGTAGTGGATTAGCGAGCCTGGAGACATCTCGGCTCCGTACTGCTTCGCTTCGTCCCTATACCGAAGCGCTGCTTTCGCGTTGTGTTCGAGCCATCCCTCTAGGGAGGAGGCCATTCCTGCCCATTCAAGGGCGGATTCAATCCTTCCTGGCAGCTTTGTCGACGCCAGGATGTTGTTCAGTTTGTCGTGCCCTTTGCTTCTTTGGAACGAGTAAGCCTGAGACTCCTTAGCCCAGCGCACAGTCAGGCAAAGGTCGTCTGTGGAGTGTTCCTCTAAGGCCTTCTCGATGAGGACGCGCCAGCTTTCTGTTGGCTCTGTCCTGCTTCTAGGGTGATACCTCCTGTACATGTTCCAGACTCTGGAGATTGGATCTCCTGCCTCTAGTACAGACTTATTGTTCTTCCCTACCTCCATACCTCCCTCTTCCCCTTTCCCATTTCCATCCTTCCCATTTCCATACCTCCATACTTCCAAGGGTGATTTTGTTGAACATGGTGTCAGACATTGTTCGACATCGTGTTCAACAAAAGTTGTCAAAGTTTTTTCTGCAGGCTCAGGGGCCGTTGAGGGTTTTTCAGAATTAGGAACTCTCTGGTGCTTGGTGAAGTTCAGCACATCCACGTAGCGCTTCTCTCCAGCACGGTAGACCTGAACGCATCCAATGCCCCGAAGCTCCTCTGCCAGTTCATGGACAGATAGTTCTGGCTCATATGGGAAGGCGTGTGCATGTACCTGCATCGGAAGCCAGCGGAACCTTCCCTTTCTATCCGCCAACTGCAGCATCGCTACGAAGAGGAGACGCGCATGTGGAGAACACGATGCCAGTCCCTCGTGGTGAAACAACTCAGGTTTCACCGACCTGATTCTTGCCATAACTTCCCCCTAGCCGGGACGAGTACTGTCCCGCCTGTGTGGTGAACTAATTCCCTGCCGACCGGACGGTGGCGAGCTCCTCGCCAGTCAACCAGTCATCTGTCTTAACGAGGCCTCCAGTGGCCTCTTCAATAACTCGAGCCGCCGCTAAGCCTGGGCGACGGTTCCCCTGCAACCAGGAGTCGAGCGTTGGCAAGCCCACCGAAAGCCTTTCAGCTGCCTGTTTTCTGTTTATTCCTTCGCGGCTTTGCCACTCGCGAAGGAGCCTTGTTCCATTGAGATTCATGACGTTCATTCACACCTCCAAAGAAGGGAGCATACATACCTTACTAATGTATTACAACCAGTTGACCTAATTATTCTGCACATGTATTATCTTGACGGCTCTCTAGGAAGGAGACCCGCCATGAAAGAGGCGATTTGTTGCGAGTTTTGTGATCACACAGCGGTGTCCATTCGCCTGAATGGAACCTTTACCTGCGAATACTGCGGGGCTGATCACCTGCTCGCTGAAGGATGGGAGAGTTTGTATGACAAAGAGAGCAATCACGCAATCGGAAATGGTTACGTTCAGCCGGTGCGAGCAGCTGCACAGGTTCAAGTACCTAGAGTTGCTGCGCCCCATGATTCAGGGAGCAAACCTGGAGATGGGAACAGCAATCCACCTGGGCCTAGAAAGGAAGAGTCCAGAGGCGGCGAGCAACCACATCGAGG